TGGTACTGAGGCTGGTCAGGGATTTCCGTATGTTGTTGTTGAGTGGTACTAGGAGGTCATATGGCTAAATTAACAAGGGCACAACATACCGCTAGCGGTAAAATACCCGAGAATGGTTTATCCTCGCTTGAAAATGTAAGTGGTGAGACTTTAGCATCACTTGCACTAAACTCGCATGGGCCGAACCAAATGCCTATAGGGGTAGTTCATAAGTCAATTTCCACTCCGCGTGGTAAATTTACTTTTGACTAATAAATAAGGTAGAGGGGGCTACGGCCCCCTCGATCCTTCGGAGGAATTATGGCTAAGTATATTAATGAAGTTGATGCATATTTATATGGACGAGCAGTACCAACTTCTCCTAAGGAAGCGTATGGCCACGATAATTGGAAAGGCAGAGGATTTTTAACTGTTGACCAGATGTCAGGTGGTGCAGAGAGAGGGCGAGAGTTCATGGCTTCTCAGAGACGTTCCAATAATATGGTAAATGTTGAGGGAGATGAAGTTGGTTCATGGAATTTGGAATTTTAAGTATTAGTGAATATAATAAACGTTCCTGAAAAGGAAATAGAAGATTTTATCCCTAAAGATTTTGGGGGCAAGAGAGAAGTAAAGACAGCATGCGTTGTTAGGTACGGTGGATTTGGAGATATGATTCAAGCATCCTCCGTATTTCCAAGACTAAAAGAACAGGGTTACAATGTATGTTTAAATGTAACTGAGCGTGGCGCAGAGATATCTGGGACTGATCCAAATGTAGATGAGTTACTTGTACAGAAGACTGATCAGATCCCCGCTAATAGGCTACTAGAATACTGGGAAAAAATGTCCCCATGTTTTGATAAGGTTATTCAATTATCAGAATCTATAGAAGGTAACCTATTAATAATGGGGTCAAGATTTGAGCAGCTAAATGGGGAAACTGTTAGGGTTCCAGCAGACCCAAGATTTAATGAGTGGAGCCAAGAAGAGATACATAAAGAGTGTAATAAAAATTACATGGAAGAAACCCATGATAGGGCTGAAGTTCCATATGAGTTCTCCCCTAAGTTCTTTCCAACCAAGAAAGAAAAAAGATGGGCTAGGGATGTAAGGAGAAGGATAAAAACTAAAAACGTAATTTTATGGGCTCTAGCTGGATCGTCCGTACATAAGGTGTATCCATGGACGGATATGATTATTTCACGGATTCTTCTTAAAAGAGATGATGTTTCATTTGTAACTGTTGGTGATGATTTATGCCAATTGTTAGAACTAGGATGGGAAAAAGAGAAGAAAGTAATTACTAAATCAGGCAAGTGGTCTATACGAAAGACTCTGGCATTCCTAGATGTATGCGATATAGTTATAGGGCCAGAGACTGGAGTACTGAATGCGGCATCTACATTGGATTGCCATAAGATAGTTATGCTTTCTCATTCATCTAAAGAAAATCTTTCTAAGCATTGGAATAATACTACTACATTAGAGCCAGAATATTATGAAGATTTTTGTTTCCCCTGTCATAAATTACATTATGGATTTAATACTTGCCACAGGGACGATGCAACAGGTGGCGCTATGTGCGCTTCTAATATTAAACCAGAAACAATAGTATCAGACATATTGGGAAATCTTAAATGAGTACATATTTAGTTTTATGTCAAGACATGGCTAGAGATGTTGGAATACCAGGGACAGGTCCGTCTGCTGTAGACGCAACTACTCTTTCGGAAGAAGAGACTTCTGTAGTAAGGTATATAGCCCAAGCAGATCTTGATATACAAAGCAGATGGTTTGATTGGGACTTTCTTTGGAGTGAAGCAACTATCACGGTTACTACTGCTACATCTACATTGGTATCTGGAGATACGGGATTTCCAACTGACTTAGGTAACTGGAAGTTGGACTCTTTTGTATATGATAAAACATCAGACGATTATCTTATACTAGAATATATGAGATGGAATGAATATAGAAATATATATAAGTATGGTACTATTGATGAAGATATTCCAGAAGTTTATTCCCTTAAGCCAGATAATAGCATAGATCTATATCCAACTCCAAGCGCAACTTCTACATTGAGTACGGAATACTGGGCTACACCAACAGCTTTAACTACAGATGCACAAGTGTCTGCAATACCGCCAAGGTTTCACAAGATAATAATAGCTAGGGCAAAGATGTATTATGCAGAGAATGAGGATGCCCCAGAGATTATGGCAGGTGCGTTAGCAGAGTTTGAAGATCTATTAGATAAACTTGAAGCCGATCAACTTCCAAGACAGAAAAACAGAAGATTTTCATCTGGACAGAACTTAGATAACTTTGTGGTAAGAACAGAATGAGCAAGCTTGCCAATAGGCAGATAACACCGAGTAGATTAGAGTCTACATATTTTCCATTTGAAGGTGGTTTAAATATGGTGGATCCTTCTCTTGCCCTTAAGCCTGGAGAACTGGTAGCTGCTAAGAATTTTGAGATTGATATTCGAGGAAGATATAGAAGAGTAGATGGCTATGAAAGATTTGATGGCCAGACTCTACCGTCTGAGATCACCTATTATAGGATTCCTTTTACTGTCGGTACTGCTAGGGATTCTGTATTTGATAGCGCCTTCAGCACTGCGTTTGATATGCAAATACCTTCCAAAGGAGATTTGGTAAAAGGTGAGACTAGCGGGGCTATAGGATCAATACTACAAGTTAGTATTGAGGATATAACAGGCGATGATGAGGCGGGATCCTTCTCTAATTCAGATGCAGAAGGGTATGTATACTTTACTGTTGTAACAGGAACACTGGAGGATGGAGAAACTATGTTTTTTCTAAATAAAGATAGCGCGTTTGGAAGCGCATTTAATGTGGAGTACGGATAATGGGAACACCAACAGCGTTAAGAAAAGAAAGATCAGTTCTGACTGGCACCAGTTTTGCTAACAATACTACTGGCGCTATTACTGCTCAGATGGTCAGGCAATTTACAGAATCAGGGATGGGAGGCTATGCTACTATATGTGCTAAGGCTGGCACACCAGCTTCTCAAGCAGTAGCAACCGCTACAACTGCGGTAATAGATTGGAATGCAGGAAGCACTGGCGCTGATGCCGTAGACGATACTGGAACTGTGGCTGCAACAACTGTAGGAACCGATGCTGATTTTGCTAATGATAGAATCAGGATATATGATAAAGGATTCTTTATGGTTAACCTAGGAATCAGTTTTGCTCAGACAGGAACTGATACTGTAATATGGACATTCAGAATTGCAACTGCTGATACTGGAGCCTCTGCTACATTTCCTGGGTTTGATGCGGCTGTTTATAGATCAACTGCTACTTTGGAAAATACTGTATCTGCTTCTGGAATAATCGATACCACTGGACATACTACTTATACAGATGTTACAGCACAAGTAAAGCATAACGATGCAGGGTCTGAGAATTTCCAAATGCATTACGGCCAGTTGTCAGTCTTTAGAGTTGGTTAATGGGCGTTCTTGCTACTGGCCTTTCATATGGTCCTCCAGTACTAAGGGACGCTACAGTAGACGCATCTCTAGTTTCTGAACTGCAAGCTGCACAAGAGGATCAAAGAGACATTATATCGGTAGTTCCCGGTGAGGGGGACGTGCTTGGTGTATGGGTTTACAATGGAGATACCTATGCATTTAGAAATAAGTCTGGCTCAGTTACAGCTGGAATGTACAAGAGCACATCAACTGGATGGGAAGAGGTTGACCTTGGTACAGCCTTAAATTTTGATGGTACTACTACTGCGGGTGAACCAACTCCAGGAGATACGGGAACTCCAACTACTATAGTAGGAGCTGCCGGAGCTCAAGGAGATCTAGCTGGAATTGCATACCATGGTTTGTGGGAGACAGGTGCCGCAGGTACAATGGTGTTGACTAATGTTACCGGAACGTTTGTTGATAATGAAAATCTAACGATGCCATTGCTTGCGTTTGATAATGGTTCTATAGAGATAAGTGAAGGAGATACAATTACTGGTGCATCTTCTGGAAAGACCGCTATAGTTACTAGTGTTAGAGTTAACAGTGGTGTTTGGGATGATAGTGATGTAGTTGGGTATATATCTGTAAAAGATAACTCAGGTACTTGGACAAATAGTGAGGCCATAAATATAAATGGTGTTCAGCATGCATTAGTTAATGGCGCGTCTGAACCAACTGCTGTTACTATAGCTAAGGCTGATGGGACTCAATACGAACAGACGCTAAATCCAGGTGGATTATATGAGTTTGTTACCTATAATTTCAGGGGAGAAACTGCAGGTATCACTATGTATGGAGTGAATACTGTAGATAAGGGATTCTCTTGGGATGGTACAGTATTTATAAAACAACCAACAGGAATGGCTGTAGATACGCCGGAACATATAGCTGCCCATCAATTACACCTATTTTATTCCTACCCAAACGGATCTATTCAGCACTCTAGTATAGCCTATCCAAACCAATGGAGTGTGGTTACAGGAGCAGCAGAACTTAATGTTGGTGATAATGTAAGCGGGTTCTCTACAGAAGTTAACAACGTGATGTCTATCTTTACACGAAATAACGCGTACATGCTATATGGTACTTCGTCAGCTGACTGGGACTTGAGACAGTTCCATGCTGGTGCAGGCGCTATAGCATATACACTACAGAAGATGGACCAAACATTCTTCTTGGATGATCGTGGACTTACGTCTCTCTTTACAGTGCAGTACTTCGGTGACTTCCAATCAGCTGTGGCTTCTGATAAGATTGATCCATATATACAATCCCAGAAAGAGAATACTGTAGGATCTATGAAGGTTAGAGGCAAGAATCAATACAGGATATTCTTTAATGATAAGACTGGATTGGCAATGACCTTTATTAATAAAAAGAATCAGGGTATTATGCCATTTACTATGTCAGACCAGGTTACTTGCCTGGCATCTGTTGAAGACGCTAACGGGTTCGAGGTTCTTTATGGTGGATTTGATGATGGCTATGTTAGAAGGCTAGACTCTGGTAATAACTTTGATGGTAGTGAGGTTGCTTCTTTTATTAGAACTGCGTATTACCATTACGATTCGCCGGGAAAGAGAAAGAGGTTCAGAGAATTGAATCTGGAGATGAATGCTGATACATCAACTACTCTCACTGTCACACCTGACTATGACTTTGGTGGTACGTTTACACCTCCATCATCTCCGGTATCAAGCAGCTATTCAGTTAGTGTAACGGCTGACCAATGGAACCAGGATGATATAAGTAATAGCAGTACAGGAGTTACGGTGGTTGCATCAGAGCGTGTAAAGATAAATGGTATAGGAACAAACATGGGATTAATTATTGCAAACAGTTCTACATATGATAAGCCTATAACTCTGCAAGGAGCTTATGTGGACTATTCGTCAAGAGGAATCAGGAGATAGGGTATGGCTAAAAATTATGGTACAAGTGATTTAGGTAGCGACTGGATAACAGTCCCTCGAAAATTCAGGGGCCGTAAGCCTACAAGTTCTGATACTCATTTGGCTTATATAACCAGACCAGAGATGAAAGCCTTAGGACTCCTATCTCAGGCTAAAAAGATGCAAGTAGGACCAGCTAATATTCCAAGTTTTGATGACAGTGGCTTTACTTACGATAAGGAGTCAGATTACGATAAGAGGTACGAAGAACGAAAGAAGAGCGCATGGAAACCAAAAGAAACAGTTAAGGCGCCAACATCTATATTCCTTGGTAAGGGTGTTGGAACTAAGGCTATAAAATCTCCAGCTCAGAATGTAAAGGATAGAGGTATAACTAAAAAAAACCCATATGGAATACCAGAAACATATGGGGTTAAACAGACTATAAAGAAAGCGCCTAAGATAAATATACCAGATAAAGACGATGATGATGGTGGTACTACGCCAGACCCATGCCAAGGGCGCGGAAGAAATCCAGATGGCTCATGTAAAGAAGAACCAACAACTGGTGGTGACAAGTGTGCAGGTAAGAGTTTAACTTGTCCTTCAGATAGACCAAAGGGTCAAGGTGTATGTGATCCAGCAACTGGCAATGTAGATTTTTCAAGTTGTGCAGAAGAAACTTCACCCTGCACTTATGGTAAAAATCCAGATGGTTCATGTAAGGAGAAGCCTGGTGGTGAAGACGAAGACGGAGATGCTCCATCACTAACTACAATCCTTAAGCCAGATCAAACTCCAATGCTTCAGACCTTGACTAATGAGATGGATTTGCGGAACATGTTAACTAATGTCCTTAACAAGAATAATCCATTATTCAAACAGGCTAGGACTAGAGCGTTACAGGCCATGGCAGGCAGAGGTATTGTTAATAGCAGTATGGCTGAAGAAGCTGTGATGGGAGCAATAATGAATGTCGCTATGCCTATTGCTACCAGAGTTATAGATGACATGCAGAGAGTGATGGCCGCTAATGTTAATGCATCTAATGCTTTTAAGCAGGCACTTAATGAGGCATACTATAGTGAGCTAATTAAAAGAGTTGACGCTGCAAATGAATGGAATCTGAATAAGATGTTGCAGAGCCAGGAATGGGCCAGATCAATGTTAACAGCCAAGGCTGGAGCAGCAAATATAAAGGAAGAGGATGCGTTTAAGAGATATATGGATATGCTGTCTGGTAAAACATACGGCAATATATAATTGATTAGAAAAGCAGTTAACCAAGACGTATCTAAGATTGTAGATTTGTGTAAGGAGGCTCATGAAGAGTCTAAGATTACTACAGCTCCGCTAGATCCTAAGACACTTAGAACAAACGTACAAATATGCGTGCTGTCAGCGGAGCACCTTGTTATGGTTGTTGAGGTAGACGATAAGATAGAGGGTATGATTATCGGCGTCACTCACCAGCTTTGGTACTCGCGTAAGAAGCAGGCAACTGACCTATTCTTCTATACCAGTCAGCGTATAAGAGGAGAGGGTTGGGGGGCTAAACTTATGCGTAGGTTTATAGGATGGGCCAAGGAAAATCCTGGAGTTAAGGAGATAATGCTAGGCGTGAGTTCAGGAATTGAGACAGACAGAACTAAAACAATGTATGAGAGAATGGGTGCTATACGCATCGGGGAAAACTATGTTATTCCACAGGAGTAGACTATGGGCGGTATAGTAAAATCAATCGGTAAGGCTATAAAGAAATTAGGAAAGGGTATAGGTAGATTCCTAAAGAAATATAAAACAACTATTATACTTGCGGCTGCTGTATGGGCAGGCCTTGGTGCCTTTG